TTATTTCCCGGCGGGCGTCTGACAAAAAATATGACCTGGAAAAATGCAGAAAAATTATCGAGGAAAGCCGCCAGCTTAACCGGGATATTTCCGAGCGTAAAGGCGTTGATGAATCGGACGTTTATGAATCCATCCTGGAAGCGAAAAAGATACATGAGAGTTATAAAGCCCGCCTTGCCGAATTAGAATACAGAAAAAAAAACGGTGAATTAGGAGAAATAGCCGATTTTATAGCCTTTAACCAATCCGCTTTTTTGATCATAAAAAACAAATTGCTTTCCCACCCCAAAAAAGTCGCCCCGGACGTTTTCGGATTAAAGACAATTAAAGAGATTGAAAAAGTATTAGAAGATGCGATTTACGAAATCCTGGAAGATTTAGCGCGGGTAAAAGATGTTAAGTGAATCGCATGTTTCTGAAATGTTCGGTATTTTCAAGCCGCCGGAGCGCCTTTTAGTCTCGGAATGGGCGGATACTCGGCGGCAATTGCCCAGGGAAGCCGCTAGCGAGTCCGGGAACTGGCGCACATCGCGGGCGGAGTTTCAGCGCGGCATTATGGACGCCACCCTTTTGCCGGAAGTCGAGATAATTGTAGTAGTAAAGCCGGGGCAAATTGGGTGGACAGAAATTATATGCAATATCGCAGGCCGTTTTATTGAGCTTGATCCTGGCCCTATGTTGGTTATTCAGCCAACCTTAGACATGGCTCACACGTGGAGCAAAGACAGATTTTCCACAATGGTGCGAGATACGCCAGTGCTGCGGAAACTGGTTAACGATGTAAAAACCCGCGATAGTTCCAACACCATCACCCGCAAATCTTTTCCCGGCGGTATCCTTACCGTTGCTGGGGCAAATTCCCCCGTATCACTCGCCTCCCGGCCAATCCGTTTTTTGCTAATTGATGAGGTTGACCGGTTTCCCGCAAGTGCCGGGGTTGAAGGTGATCCCGTTTCATTGGCGCTGAAAAGGACAAACAACTTTTGGAACCGGCTAATATTAATGGGGTCAACGCCGACCATTAAAGGGTTCTCCCGCATCGAGGAAGCCTTTTTGGAGTCCAACCAGCAATATTTTTACATCCCTTGCTTTAAATGCGACACAGTGCAGCGCCTGCATTGGGGCAATGTGAAATGGCCAAAGGGCAAACCCGCCGCCGCTGAATATGAATGCTCCACCTGCGCGGCAATGTGGAATGATTCAAAAAGATGGTCCGCCATTCGGTACGGGAAATGGATTGCCGACAAACCGGATATTAAAAATATTGCCGGTTTCCACATATCCGAAATTTATTCGCCGTGGCGGAAACTGCGATCTATGGCGGAAGATTTTATAAAAGCAAAGGGGAATCCAGAGCGTTTAAAGACATTTGTGAACCTATCACTTGCAGAAACCTGGGAAGATGAGGGAGAAAAATTTGAAGCCGATGACCTATACAACCGCCGGGAAAGATACGCCGCCAAAGTGCCTGCGGATGTCCTCTTACTTACCTGCGCCGTGGATGTGCAAAAAGATCACCTTGTAGGCGAGGTGATAGGATGGGGCCTTGAGGAAGAAAGCTGGGGAATTGAAACATTTAAAATTTACGGCGACCTCACCTCAAAAACACCCTGGGATGACCTTGACAATTATCTTAAAAAAACATTCCCCCATGAAAACGGCTATAACCTTGTAATATCATGCACCTGCATAGACAGCGGCGGCCACAACACCCAGGACGTTTACCGATTTGTAAAGAAGCGCGAACACCGCCGCATATTTGCAATCAAAGGTTCCGGCGTGGCCGGTATGCCCATCATTGGCCGCTCATCCAAAAAAAACAAAGGAAAAGTGCGCCTCTTTACGGTTGGAACCGATGCCGCCAAAGAGCGCATTTTCCAGCGTATCAAAATTCTGGATCCCGGCCCCGGCTATATGCACTTTCCCGCCGCCTACGATGAGGAGTTTTTTAAACAACTGGCAGCGGAAAAAGCGGAAATAAAATATCGCCACGGATTCCCATATCGCCGATGGGTAAAAACCCGCGCCAGAAATGAAGCCCTTGACGTGCGTGTTTACAACCTGGCCGCCCTGGAAATCCTAAACCCAAACTTTCCCGCCATTAAAAAGAATATTGAATCGCGACTGGCGGAAATGGAAAAAGAAGAAAAGGCCGCCGCCCCGCAAAAGGCCCCGCGCAAATCCTGGGCAAAATCATGGAAAAGGTAGCGATTTGGTACGGATAAAATAGTATCGAAAAATAGTCCATTTTATCGCATATATGCGTCCGATCAGCTGCCAGTTGTTTAAATTACTGATACTATTTTACCATGTTGGCGTGAAGAAAATACAAGTTTAGTACATAACAAAAACGCCACCAGGTAATTAACCCGGTGGCGTTTTTCATGGGAATAGATTATGTTTAAATATTCAAAATTCCATTTTTAACTGCTTTTTGCTTTCGCCTTTTCTCCGCTTCTTAAGCAGTTTGTAATGCTTCTCAATAAAAAGGCTAGTTGATAAGTCTAAAAAAACATTGTGTTCATAACATCCAAGATAATCACTAAATATTAATTTACGCTGTTCATCGCTTATAGAGTCAAAGAAATTCTTATGATAATAAACGCCTGCGTAATCCCTTAAATTTGCAAAGCATTCTTTAAGCTCATCTTTATAAAACCGCTCTACAATGCTTTTAGCGGCAGCATCTTCAAGCTTTTTTACAAAATACGCTCTTAGGTTATCCAAATCCCTTTCAAACTTAGTCCTTTTCACAATCACCCCTCCCGCCGGAAAATAGATGCCAGCTCTTTTTCAATTTTCTCATTAAGGATTTGCAAAAAGCGTATGGTTCCCATCATATCCAATTCCTCCGTAGTTGCCATGAGGCAATCAAAGGCATATTCAACCGAGGGAAACGGCGTAAATTTATCTTGATCAAACTCCCGTGCAAATGCTTTTAGCTGATTATTTACCCATGCTTCGCTGCCAAATCCTTCTTTCAATTCCCGTTTTTTCGCTAATGTTGGTATATCTTTGATGTTCACATTTTTTAGTAACCAATCAACCGCAAAAGATAAATTTTCCTTGCGGTATTCTCTTTTGCCAATATTGCGCAAACTTATTTGATTTTTTGTGCCTTGCAACATGGGGAATTTAAGTATTATGTGATTTTTTATCTTTTCTGCTTCCTCAAATTCTAAGGCTTTAAATAAAACATCATGAGCATTCATGTATCCACTTGCTAAAAAGGATACTAAATCAAGAACCTCCGATGGAAAAATATTATTTTCTATCTTCTTTTCCACAACACACCTCCTACAAAATTCGATCAATTAAATACTCAAAATGCTCCGCCGCTTGCGCCAACGCAGGAGCCAAAACTTGACAGGTAGGATCAGCCGTTTCCAGCATTTCCACAGCCGTGCGCGCCTGCAATAAAAGCAGCTGCGCACTCTTTTCCAAATTATTTAAGTCATTACTGGGAATCCGGTAATAACAAAACATATGATTGCCCTCATGCCGGCCAATCGTTTTAAACTTACGCAAATCTTCCAGGAATTTGACTTGGGGTGAATGGTTCATAACGTTTTTCCTTTTCGCAAAAAAAACCTGGGATTGCGAACGGGGAAAAACAACCGCCACCCGGTTGGTTACGGGTGATCCCAGGTATTTAAAATCAAGTTTATGTTTTTCCTTCTCGCACTAGAAATGTAAGCAATTTTACGGCAAATGTCAAGAGTGAACACGCGTTTACTGACTGGCTGTCTAAACAATTGCAACCATGCCGCCCTATATTCCCGGAAAGTTGAACCAAACGGCGGATAAAATGGGCAACATTGCTTTAATAGTCGGCAGCGCATCCTCCCCCTCCACAAGCCGGGATACACCCATCCGTGATTTGCTGGTGGCAAACAGCCACACCGTAACCTACGTAGATGACAGCGACACGCCCGCCGCCGGTTCCTACGATATGCTCATCATTTCCGAATCATCTTCCACCAGCAACGCGCAAGCCTGGCACGACGTGGATTTACCCATCATCACCACGGAAATTTTGCTGGAAGATCAGGGCTACGGCTCCGCATCTTCCGCCAGCGGCGCGGGTGATGAAACGGGCAAAGTGAATGTGGAGCATTATATCACCGATGACCACAACCCGAATGACGAATTCGAATACTGTGATAGTGGCAAAGATCGCGGCTACGTAACCGGGTGGAGCAACGACGTTAAAGCCCTGCTGGTTGTCGCCAACAATACCACCCGAT